ACTTCACCCTGTAACCAGTCGTGGAAGCCACGCACGTCAGTCACGATACGTGTTAAGCGTTGCCACACATCGTGCATCATCTCAGCACGTAGCCCTTCGTAGGTCTCACGGCGTTCAATGCGACTCTGCTTTTCTTCGTTCTGCAACTCAGCAAGTAGCTTTGCACGCTCTTCCTTGCTCAAATTCTTAATGTTTACCATATTATTCTGTTTTTTGTTTTCGGATGATCATTCTTATTTTTGTGTTCAAAGCATTGAGATCATCCGCTGTCAACGCTCTAAATGTTTTTCCTGCTATACGTGGGTCTTTACAGAAAGCATCCACACGGTTCCAGTCTGTTGTGTCTATTCCGTATATCTGCAGCTGATGTAGAACTCCGCTACGTGCCTTGCGTAGGATGTCATACTGCTTACGTCTTCGCTCGTCATAGCCCGTAATATCCTCCATCTGTCTACACATAGCATCATACTCTTTTGCTGACATCTGATGAAGGTGTACTGTTCTGTTTTGTGTAAACTGATAGACCAGCGTTTCCTTGTCAGCACCAGGCATCTTTTTTAGCAGGGTATAAAACCTTGCGTAGTTCCCGACTGCTCCCATAGCTTTTCCTCCTTCCAATCTTTATACGCTTTACGGCCAGAAGCTACAGCCTCTGTAAGATCATCGCTAAGGTCACTTTGACCGAACAATGGTATGCCGTGTACACTCACATATAGATCACCATTAAATTCCATTACTTGTACGGCTTCACGTGCCTCTGCATCGAGCCGTGCCTGTCGTTTGTACTGCATTCTGTCGGCACGTTCCTCATGCCATGTTTGCAATCTCTTTTTTAACTTGTCTAAAAATGTTGCCATAATCTTTTAGTTTTGAATATAATATGTTTGAATTAATTTTCCGTTTCGTTTGATAAGCAGTTGGGTCTGACCTTCTTCTCTCATAAGGTAAGTGCTTATATCGCTTTTCACTGCTATGTCTTTGCGAACATACAACTTAGATATAAACCAGTCTATAAAGTCTTTCAACTGCTTCCATTCCTCTTCAGTATCTTCTATTCCTCGCAAAGAGTATGTATTACTGATAGCCATTTGTAGCTTTAGCAGCCACATCGGTTTGTCGTTCGGACAGACAGACTTGTATCTTAACATTTCCATAACTACTCTTTTGAAGCCTTCCACTCAACTTTTATCACAGCGTCAAGCTTACCGCTACCTTCGCATATTGGGCAATCTTGCTTGTATCGTTCTTGCCAGTCGTCTTCCTGCCAACGGTATCCGTTCCCTTGACAGTAGGGGCAGATGTGCCCTTGACTCTCGACTTGGTCTGTCATCCTACCACCAGGAGTCACCAGACCAGGACTAATCTCAATAAATCGTTTCTCCTTACTCATAGTTTTATTGTAACTCTAATTGAACATTAAAATGATACTCTCTGCACAGCCGTTTCACCTGTACTACATCGAACGGCTCTCTGTCAAAAGTGAAGAAGATTGTGCGTTCTCGTATAAGTACTCTCACTCCTTTCTTTCGTAGCTTGTACAACAGGTTGTCTCGCTTGTTTGCCATAGCCTTTACTCTTTTGTTTCACCCCAGTATATCTCTGCTCGCTCTTTCCATATCGTGTAATAGCCAAGATTGCCAAAATAGCGTCCCTTACTGATAGCTCTGTAGCCCTCGACCCATATCTTCAGTGCTGCATCAAACATAACGCTTACTGCCGTGCGACCTGAAGGCTTATTGCCGTCTGCCTGACTGATAAAAATGAGCAGCTTATCACGATGTCGAGCCTTGAATTCCTGATACTCCTTAAAGCTCATCTGTGTGTACTGGAAACTATCAATGACCACTATGTCGGGGCTTTTACGCTTCTTAAGACGTGCATCAAGATCTTCCATACTCTCACTGATGAGGATAAACCGCCGTGCAACATCTTGCATACCTGCTTTCATAATTGCATTCTTCATTGTTAGTGAGAAACCCTCCTCTAAGGAGTTATAAGCAATCTTTCCGTACTTTGCCAACTCTTTACAGAGCTTCATCGTAAAGCTGGTCTTACCGCTTCCGCTTCGTCCCCAGATGAACCATACACCGCCTCGTTCTGGTGCTCCGAAGGCCTCCGCCCAGTCTCCTTCAAATGGATAGGTTTCTTTCTTCATGCGCAGCATATCGGTTACTGACATTGCTCTATTCATTACCTTTAGCTTTATGGTTTGAATTTTGTTTGGTACTCAAACACTGTTTTACCACTGTTTGAGCTCCCTTCCCTTCGGAGGGGCTGGGAGAGGCTTTAGCCATTAACTTCACTCTATGAATACTCTTCTTCACACGTCTTAGGTCAAACTCAAATTCTTCTGAATCTCTCACCACTTCTGATATGTGTGCCTTGTCAGTTATGCCATTCGCAACACAGACGGCATAGACATCGTGAGCACCTGTACGTTCAAGCTCAAAGAATTTGCGACCGATACGTGAATGAATCTCGTTGTATCCACACTTGTTGTATCTCAGTCCCATTGTCATACGACGCTTGATATAGCTTGTAGAGAAGAAGACGATACCACACTTATCCTCCAAACGGTTGTACAAGTCAATGAAGTAATGAAATACACGCTCTGGCAACTTATCGGCTTCATCGAAAAGAAGCAGCGGTGCTTTCATCTGAATGAGATCGTCAATGATTCTGTCGAGCAGCTCTCTAATGCTGTAACCTTCTGTACGCTGACCGATACGGCGTGCAATCTCACGAATAAAATCGCTCTTCTTCATATCTTCTGAACAGAGAATATAAAACACCTCGCCATGCTCACTTGCATACAGCTTAGCTGTGGTTGTTTTTCCGCAGCCTGCTTCACCAACTACCCACGTAACGTTCTTGACTGTTTGAGCATCGTTCATAGCGAACACCATTTCCTGATAGGCTTTCGTCTCAACGACTTGCCAGTCTGTACCAGTAGTAGTTCCAAGCTGCGATGCAAGGTTGCGCCACATATCGTCGCTGATATTCTCCCACTTGCCCTGCAAGATACTACTCACTGTTGCGCTACTTGTTCCTGTAAGGCTCTGTGCAGCCTTGTTCTGACTTGGATACTTGCTGACATATTGTTTCAAGCTCTCCTGTATCTGTCCTTTTTCGTTCTTTGTTAGTTTCATATTGTTGTTCTTTTTATTAATTGTTCTTGGTTCAGTGAGGCATTGCCTCGCTGCTTATAATTACCTTATCACTTTCAGTGCATAAGTGACCCACTTTTGATGCGTAAGTGAATGACTTATCATCGGTTTCTTTATAGTTTTCCTGCCGTTGCTGCCATATCAACCACTGCCGTCTCAACCTCCGCCCAGTCTTCAAGGCTTACTTGCTTTGTCTTCCTTCCAATCTTATACTCTTCAGGCGACTTGCTATAGATTCCTGTACGACGTTCAATCTGTCTGCGTTCAGCTGCTGACATTCCCTTAGGCTTTGGACTACGCAGACCGTGCTGCTCTGGCATTACGCCGTGCGCCTTTTCAATCTCACGTCCTGCAACTGTTCGCTCAATACGGTCAGTGGTATTGGCTGCCTGTTCCTGTCTGATGAATGCAGCCTCGCCTTCTGTCTGCTCTTGTATCGCACGATGTATCACAACGTAAGGCTCTGCTACTCGTTCAAACCTCAGGCTGCCGTCAGCCTCTTTCTTATAGAGTCGAATGCTTCCGAAGTCGTAAGGATCATACTTAACAACGAACCGCTCGTAAGTGTGCTGTCTTCGCCACTCATGATCAGGAATACCAGGTTCGCTCATCACTTCATATTGTCGCTTCTCTTTCTTAATGGTAACACTGATACCTTGGTCCGTGAAGGTGCTCATACGCTTAGCCGTTACCCAGAACATATCCACCATGTCGTGTGCCGTAACCTGCTGCGTTTCCTCATTCACGCTGCTGTCGTAGGCTTCCTGTCTACTCTTGCCGTATGCAGGGTGCGCCATTTCGTTCCACTCCTTAGTAGCTTTTGCGTAAGCATCTTTCAGTTCCTCAAGCGTATAGAGTGAGTCTTTATTCTCCTCAATAAATTCAAGGTTCGGACGGCTCGACATCTTCTTTGCCGTAATGTTCTGACCTGTGAAACGCCAATCTTTATGCAGCACCTGTTGTTGGAACCGACCGAACACCGCCTCAATGGTCTTCGACTCACCATTATATGGCTGCGTGGTCCTATGCACGTGGCAAAGCTTCTTAAACAGACCGTCGGCATCCAGTTTCTTATGTCCGCCTTGGTTGTCGTGAACAATCTCGTAAGGCTTGTGCTTACTGGTCTGAATAGCCATGCGATATGCGTGGTATTGTGCTTCGTAGTCCTCTGTATCGCTGATATGCCAACCAAGCATCACCTCACTCATCGCATCAATGACGACATAGACCTGCGTTGTACGCACCTTTCCGTTCTCGTCCTGGTAGTAGAGGTTAAGCTTCGTACCGTCGCCATACCACAGCGCATCACGTTTCGTTGGCAGTGCCGTGCGATGCTTACGTCCGAACTTCTGTCGTGCTGCCTGCTCACCATGCACAGCATCGTACCATAGTGGCATTATTGCAGCACTATTCAGCCATCGCTTCATACCGCTAAGGCTTTTCAGTGGCTTCCAGCCGTTTGCTTCCGCCTGGCGGTTTGCCTCTTCAAAGAGCTGCGCATCGGTATAGACTGGAACCCTGCAACGTTTCAGTGCGATGAGTAGCTGTCCGAACTCGTCAGTAATCTTCTGCGTGTTCTTATTTCCGACCTTACCGCTGATAAGGCTCTTGTAGCCGTCAGCCTTGAAAGCCTTAATCTTTGCCTTCAGTCGCGCTTCATTCTGTGGAAGGGTGTGCTGATACTCTTCGCGCATAGCTTCAGAACTCTGATAGATTACCTCCCAAGCTCCTGCAGTGCTGCCGTTCAAACTCTGACGAATTGCTCTACGCTGTGCCATCATCTTCAACAGTTCTTTCAGAACACTCGCATTAATGGTGTACTCTTCAATGAGCTTCTCTGTAAGATGTTCCTGCTTGCTGTTCTTCTCGTAGGTGAAGTTTTCAAAGAACTCACGTGCCTCGCTGTCAAGCCGTATGCGGTCACGCATCATCGCTTCCTTCATTCGTTGCTCTGGATCACCGTATCGTTCCATATACCGAGCCTTGTATTTCTGAGGAATGGAACTCCATGCGTAAAGTGCCTGACCGCCCTCGCCACCTCCACGGTGTACGCTGACGATATTTCCACGGCTCATGTTCTGACGTAATGTAGCAGCTTTAATAACTGCATCACCACCTCCAGTCAGTTCCGCGTAGGTTACGCACAATATCTTGTTGAAGTATTCCATCCCAAATATAGTTATAAGCTCATAGCCATCAATTCAACTTCACTCTGCAACTCCACGAAGGCAGGTATGTTCATATCTTGCTCTCGACGTGTCACAATTCCATCAACAAAGACACTCACGCTGCCATCCTTGCGGTCTACAACCAACTTCACACGCTCACCGAAGGTCTGTGTCATTGTCTGTTCAGCTTCTTCGTGAGTAGTCTCAACGTCAGCCTGCTTCCAATTAGGAGTTCCGTTCAGCTGTGTTAGTGCTGTGAAGCGAATCTTCCTTGCAAGCTCGCTGTCGCTTTTGAAGTTCAGAGCCTTCCATACCATCACTGTGGTGCAGTTAAAGACTTCACACAAGTGAGCTTTACCTTTCTTACTTACATAGATTTGTTTTTCCATAATTTCTTTCTTATAATGTTTATCTTGTAGGCGGTGGGGAATCGAACCCCAGTCGCTCCGATGCTTTTAATTCCGTGTCCGCTACCATTCGGCCGTAGCCGCCTTTTTGTTATAGTTATCTTACCTTCTCTTCATATACTCTTTCCTCGGTCTCGTTACAAATGATAGCTACTGTTCCACCTTTATAGTCCTCAAAGTAGCTGTGATTTGTACCATTATTGCTTTGAATCCAGTTCAAGCAATATTCATAACTTGACTTAAAGCCCATATTGTTGCTACTCATTTCATCATCAAAATACACATCGTAAGTTTTCATACTTTTATATTTTTAATAAAACATTCTTCTATCACGCCCCTTTTTTGTATCTTTGGACGCTGTTAATAAACTTAACACGCTGCAAAGATAGTGATAATTTTCAACCATCCAAACTTTTTGGGTGATAATTTTCATTTTATGTGTAAAATTTTATCAAGAATAGAGGAATTATCCAAGCATGAGGGGATAACTATCGGTGCTTTGGAGAAAAAAATAGGTGCCAGTAAAGGTGTCTTATCACGTGCTATAGCTAAGGGTACAGACATACAAGCTAAATGGATAGAATCTCTTGTTGAAAATTATCCCCAATACTCTGCGGAATGGCTCTTAACAGGCAAGGGAGGCATGCTCAAAACAGCATTGCAGGAAGCTATGGTAGTAGAACCAGTCCGCTCAGAATCCCCTAATAAAGGCGCACCTTACTATGATGTGGACTTCCTCGGAGGCTTCGACCTCACATTTAACGATCAGACTATCAACCCTGAATACAACATTGACTTCAAACCGTTCAATAAGCAGGGAGTTAGCTGGGTGAATATCACAGGGCATTCTATGGAGCCCAGGATTAATCACGGAGATATCATTGCAATTAAGGAATGTAGACTTGAGGACGTGCAATATGGCGAGATATATGCTGTCGTACTTGACACCATACGTACCGTTAAGATACTTCGTAAATCCAATAATCCAGATAGGATGCGCTATGTACCTATCAACGAGGATAACTACGACGAGCAGGAATACGACAATTCACGTATCCTCCGTATCTTCGAGGTGCTTGGTAACGTAAGTAGATTCATTTAAAAAATAATATATGATTGACCCAGAGAAGACCGAACTTGATGAGTTCTTGAAAGAATATACCAGAGCACGACGTAATGCAGTGTTCTTTATTGAGAACTATTGGAACAAGCTACATCCTGATAATCCCATCATACTCACAGATGATGAGAAGCAACAGCTTTATAAAAGATTTAGAATGGCTCCATTAGTTCATGATATTGTAGCCTATACAAAACGCCTTGAAGAGCTGCGAGCAAAGGGCTACAAAGATTGGGAGATTGACGCATAACAATATTCAACTATAATACGTCTAATAACTTAAGTTTATATTATATGAAAGAGAAAAAGAAATGGAGTGAGAGGACTCCACAAGAAAAGAAAAAGGCAAGGCTTAATCTTACTATATTAGCGGTTATTGGCTTAATCGTAGTATCAGTATTGGTTGCAGGTGCATTTAGCGACTCGCCAGAACCACAAGAGAAGAAAGAACCTGTAGCTGTTGTTCACAATGATGTATTAGATGCTTCAGTACGCCAGGTAAAACAGTTCTTAAAAAAGAACCTGAATGATCCTGAAAGTTATGATGGTGTTGAATGGAGTCCAGTATCACAGAACCCACACACCAAATGGTTCATAGTACGTCATAAGTACCGTGCAAAGAATCAATATGGTGCAACACAGATCTACAACCAAATCTTTACACTTGACAGCTTGGGCACAGTTATAAGCATTTCTGATGTTGAGTAAGGTACACGATAAGGCGCAAAAGTGAGCACGCACACATTTTTGTTGGGTGCAATACATCAAAATTAGCCTAAAAGCCTTGAAAATAAAGGAAATTCGACAATATGTCTATTAACGAGATATGATATTATACCCCTCCTTATACGGAATAAATGGGGGGGGTAAATGATTAAAAATAGGGTCTATCCGTTTTTTTTCGTCTTTATTAGGGGGGTGAATGTGGTCAAAAACATATAAAAAGTGTCACCCCTAATGTCACCCCTCTTTACACATTTCGTTTTACACTGTCACTCCAATCGTCACCCCTAATGTCACTCCAAAGCCATTTTTTACCTTAAAACACACCTTTACAACCCAATAAAATAAAGAAAACGGCTTTCAACCGTTCAGAAACGTATTGAAAGACGTTCAACTATCGTTCAATCAGCGTTTTAGCTGTTTATACATACCCTTATTTTGTCACCTTTGAGCGTATAAGCTCACCAGCTCTGATACAAGCCTTTTTGTTCAGTACAACCCCTCCCTTGCTCAGTCCTACACGCTCCAGCGAGCTTCGCTTAATACCTATATCTTCAGCCGTCAAAACGCTGTAAATCGCAGGAATTGAGCCAAAGTAATAATTCTTCCTCCCTTTCATCAATTGTACGTGTATCACCTTTGTCATAGTTATCTCTTTTTGTTTGCAAAT